CTTAGTTCTGTAGGTAAGTCATACGCAAAGAAATAAACTCGATATACTTTATCTGGAATAGCGCTTAGTCCAAACTTACGATTGTCTGGGCTTCGGATAACTTGTCGAGGCTCCCCATAATTTTGTGTATCTGCATCGTCTTGGTTTTCTTCAGTGCGTCTAAAATCTTTCCACTCTTCGGTTGTGGTATACTTTAAGTTTTTACTAGTATAAGGTGCTGATGAACCATCTACACCAATAGTTGTAAGATAAAAATTATCCCAATCAACATATCCATAATCTGTTGTTAGATTAGCTGATGCTGGCTTTAACAAATACCAACGTGTTCCAGCAACAGTTTCAATATATGTATTACCATAAAACGGATCTGCTGATCCGCTTGTGTCTGTAGCTAAAAAAGGCCACTGAGGTTCTTCATTAACAATATCAAGATACGCACGATTTACGCAGTCTTTAATATGTTGCTGAACACCAATAGCTCCAGCAAACGTAGAAGATGTGAGGGCTACTTCATTTAGCTCTCGCAATAACTCGTTTGTAATTTCAAGATAGGTAGCAGCCATTATTTCTTATGAACCTTTTGAATTTCAAAGTTTGCTTCTTTTGAAGCGCCTTTGTGGGGTTTATAGCCATCTTTAGGATCTTTCATAAGTTTATGAGTTGATCCTTTTTTCATCCAATGATAGCCTTCGGGAGCTTTGACTTTCATGCTAGTTAGGCATACAAGTGCGCATTGCGCCGTTTACTGCACTACCACCTTTTCCGTATGCTCGACGTGCAGAAGCATTGCCGTCCTTCTTAACTTTACAACCCTTGTTGTATCCTGCTCTTTTATCCTTTTTCATCATCTTTCTTTCTCCCAAAAATACGATCATAGTTTTCGTCGTATTTCTTTTTGTTTTCGCTTTTTAGATATTGACCACTAACTTTAACTGTTTTGTTAGCACTCATACGAATAGGATTTTGTTCTGTTCCAATCTGTGGCATAATTAAACCTTAAGAAAAGGGGGAGTATTTCATCCCCCGTCCCATCTTTAGTCGATGCCGTAGAAAGCAGAAACCAGTGCTTCTGGACGAAGTACCTTTGCTCCATAGACATGAAGACCACGTACAATGTCACCAAAGCTTGCAGTGTCACGAACTACTTCAGTATTGATAATAGTTTGTGCAGTACAAGTAGATGACATGTGACCAGCAATACACTTACCAGCAGCGTTAGTAGTAGCTGCAATGTTGTTGGTCTTGTACATATCAAAGCCACGTAACTTACCAGAAGATACGAGACCGTTACGGATTGAACCTTGACCAGCATTGAAATCAACGCTCATGAGCTTAGAGCTAGACTGTACAAGCTGCTCGTAGAACTCTGGGTTTGCAAGGAACCAGCGACCTTCTTCAGGAACACTCTGCTCGTCAAGGAGACGTGCCATGTGTGAAAGAACATCAATTGGATCATGCTCGCCAGAAGCGTAGCCGATGTCAAGATTACCAGTACCGTCGAAAGTACCAGCTGCGAGGTCTGTTGCGCTGTCTGAACCAAGAATGTGGTTAGGCGACGAAGCAGAAACGCCTGCAAACAACTTAGCAATTACGCCCGTGTCAAATGCGTCACGGAGTGCGTAGGCTGCTGAAGATGAAGCAACTTCCTTGAAGTTAACGTGAGACATTGAAGTTTCGATGTCATCAACGATGAACTTAAATGCGTTCGCCGTATCAACAACCAAAGTTACTTCGTTGTCAGTCAGTGTTGTTGCTGTTACCGCACCACCACGCTCATACTGATCTACGGTGATTACTGGCTCTTTGATGATCTTAACTGAATCACCAAATGCAGAGATGTCACCAGCATAGTCAGTGTTTGTAATTGCTTCTGCTACAGAGGCTTTCCGAAAGAAGTTAAGAACCTTCTTGGAATAGAGTTCTGGCATGAAGTTGTTGCCTGAAAAGTTGCTCCCCGATGACTGAGCAAAATACTGATCGGATGTGTTATTAGCCATTGTATTGATTCCTTAAAAACAAAGTTATTTGATTACTCTGCCTTCTGAGGCGGCCTGATCTATTTCTTTTTCAAGTCGATCATAGTCGTCCATAGACAGAGCAGCTATTTCCCGAGTTGTCCAGATCTTTGGCTGCTTTGTGTCTACTGTTGTAGTTTTAGTAGATACTAAACTTGCAGCGTCTTTTCTAGACGTTCTTTGACTTGACTGAGCTTTAGGGGCGTTTACATTTATTCCCCTTTCCATTTTATAGATATCTATAGCACGACTTGCTAAACTAACATTATCTGGGTTATTATAGATCCAACCTTGAATTTCTTCAGGCTGTTCTTTTGCCCAATCATGAAACCCTTCATCTCCACGAATATCTTCAAAGTCAGGGTGACGGTCTCGCAACTTAGTTTCAGCTTCTCGACGAGAGATCATTGCTTCTCGCTCTTCGATAACTTGCATCTTTTGTTGTAAGGCCTGTACTTCTTTCTGGCTTCGTAGATGTGCAACAGATTCTACAGTTTCATACAAATCAGGATATTGATCTCTAAACTGTTCCAGCTCTTCTTCCGATTTAGGCGGTTGATAGGTTGGCTGAGACGACTGCGCTTGCGCTAACAGTTCTTGCTCTTTTTGTTTAAATTCCGATATTCTTTCATCGTAATGTCGTTTAAGGTCGTCATACCTTTTCTTATAGTTGGTTCCTTTTTGCTTTTGAGGGGCCGTGTCTTGGGTAGCCTCGTCGGAACCTTCTTGTTGGAAAAATAGACTCTCTGCTGATCCTTCAGACGATTCTGACTCCTCGTGCCAAGATTTTCGTGCGTTATAAGGATTAGCTTCTGGTTCTTGTATATCAGTCATGTCTTACTCCTTTTCGGGGCTTGTTTGTTTTCAAGGTGGCTAGAAAGTCTAGGGTCTTGAGTATACAAGGTGGCCTTAAGGTTATTGTTGTGATAAGGGGCTAAAAGTTCTAGGTAGCCTTATCGTCGCATTAAGCTAGGGATACGATTAGAATCGAGCATCTGCTCTTCAATCTGTTCGTCTTCCATAGCTTGATCTGGCAGGTCAGCTTTCTCATCTTGTGTTGGGTCGTTCATGAGTCCACCAATTGCCATGTCTTTTCTAGACGCATCGTACTCGGATTCTGCGTCCTTCATCATTTCTTCAAGTTTTTCTACACCAAGCTGATCTACTGCTTTTTTTGTAAATACAAACTCTCCGTCTGAGAGTCTTGCAGGTATATCATCTGATGTGCCAGTGCCGGGTCCGTCTACTTCTCCAGCACCTGTAAATTCTGTAGATGCGAGTACTATCTTATCGAATAAAGTACTAAGCCTGTCATCAGCTTCTAGTGCTTTGCTTACATATTCTATTTCATCATCTGAAAGTGTT